AGGGTCACCCCTTCTGGGCGCTGGAGCATCTTGACCACCAGGGCCTGCTTGCTTTGGCCGCGTGCGCGCTTGGGCAACTCTGTCACTTTGGCCGATTGAGCGTCAGCCGATTGATCCTGCTGCCAACTGGCTTCGGCTGCGGCCACGGCGGCTTCGAGATCCGGGTCAGCGGCCTGGGGTGGCTGCGCCGGCGTGACAACACTGGCTGAGGCCTGCCCCTGGACGATGGCAAGTGCCGCTGGGGTCAGACGCCACTGTCCGTCGATCTGCGCGATCAGGCTTCGCTTGGCCAGGCTGGCGATCATCTTGAGTTTGGCACCGCCCTTGAGGGCCAGCAGCGGCTCGATCAGGCCAGACGTTTCGCCATGGGCGCGGGTGATCAGGTCAAGCTGGCGTTCGGTGATGGGGGTGGTTTGTGCAGACATGCTGTGCTCCTTGGGTTGTTGCGGTGTGGGTAGTAAGGCGCTGTTCAAGCAAGAAGCCAAGCGCCGTTTGATCCATCGGCAGGAAAGAAGCCGATGTAGCGAAACTGGCTACGCTGCCCGTGGCCGTTGCCGCGCATGCCTGAGTAGCCGATGTCGGTGATGTCCTGGGTGCTGTAGCGGTGGCCCGGTGGCTGCGCCTTGAGCCAGACGTAACCGTTGTGCGTCTTCTGGCCCTGGGCGGTACGCAGGGCGATGCCAGACACGATCAGATAAGTGTCCTGCGCCCCAACAAAGAGGCTGGCGTCGACCTCGCGTTCTTCGCGGTTGAGGGTGAGCAGGATGCGGGTGGTTTCCATGGTGTTCTCCGTGGGTGTTGCTGACACCCGTATGAACGCGCTGTTTGCAACACAAGCCAAGCCTTTGTTGCCTTTCTTTCGCATCGGAGTGGCTTGTGTTCAACACTGCTGAATCAGCGGCTGCGTTGAGCGTGGAGTCCGCCTGGCAACGCGGCCTGGCGCCTGACCCGGTGCTGACGGTGGATGACTGGGCCAACCGCCACCGCATGCTGTCCTCGGTGGCATCAGCCGAGTCCGGGCGCTGGTCAACCAGCCGCACCCCGTATCTGGCACAGATCATGGAGGCCCTGTCGGCCAGCTCACGTGTCGAGCGCGTGGTGTTCATGGCCGGCGGGCAGGTGGGCAAGACCGAGTGCGGCCTCAACTGGGTCGGCTATGTCATCCACCACGCCCCCGGCCCGATGCTCTTGGTGCAACCCACCGTCGAAGGTGCCAAGCGCGTCTCCAAACAGCGGGTCGATGCACTGATCGAAGCCAGCCCCGGACTCGCAAGCCGGGTCAAAGACCCCCGAAGCCGCGATTCCGGCAACACCCAGTTGATGAAGGAATTCCCGGGCGGCGTGCTGATCATGACCGGTGCCAACAGTGCGGTGGGGCTGCGCTCGATGCCGGTGCGTTACCTGTTTCTCGATGAGGTCGACGGCTACCCGGGTGACGCCGATGGCGAAGGCGATCCGGTGGCCCTGGCCGTGCAGCGCGCGGCCACCTTTGTCAATCGCAAGGTGTATCTGTGCTCAACACCGACGCTCAAAGGTTTCTCGCGCATCGAGGCAGCCTATCTGGAGAGTGACCAGCGGGTGTTCGAGGTGCCCTGCGACCACTGTGGGGCGCACAGCCAGATTCAGTGGCGCGACATCCGCTGGCCCAAGGACAAGATGAGCGAGGCGGCCTGGCACTGCCCACACTGCAATGGCAACCACCCCGAGTACCGCAAGCCGGCCCTGCTGGCCAACGGACGGTGGACGGCGAAGGCGCAAGGCGATGGCAAGACGGTGGGTTTTCATCTGTCGAGCCTGTATTCACCCTGGCTGACCTGGGGCGAGATTGCCCAGGAGCACCATGCGGCCAAGGACGATCCCGTCAGATTGAAGGTCTGGGTGAACACCAAACTGGCTGAGACCTGGGAAGACCGCGAGGGCGAGACCTTGGATGCTGAGGGCCTGATGGAACGCCGCGAAGCCTATGGCCCCGCCGTTCCCGCTGAGGTGGCGCTGCTGACCTGCGGTATTGACGTGCAGGACGACCGCCTGGAGCTCGAAGTCATTGGCTGGGGCCGCGACGAGGAGTCCTGGTCCATCGACTACAAGGTGTTGTGGGGCGACCCGTCAGCACCGGACACCTGGGCGCAATTGGATGCGATTCTCTCCAGCCGGTTTGAACACGAAACCCTGGCCACTGGTCTGACCATTGAAGCGGCCTGTCTGGACACCGGCGGTCACCACACCCTGGCGGCCTATGCGTTTTGCAAGGGGCGCGAGAGAAAGCGCATCTGGGCGATCAAAGGTGCAGGTGGATCAGCAGCGGGCAAACGCCCGATCTGGCCCAAGCGACCGAGCAAGGCCAATAAGGGCAAGGTCAATCTGTTCACCGTCGGGGTGGACGCGGCCAAGGAGGCGATTTATGCGCGGCTCAAGAAGGAGAGTGGTGCTGGCGCGATGCATTTCCCGCTGGACCGGGATGCGCAGTATTTTGAGCAACTGACCGCTGAGCGCATTCGCACCCGGTACGTCAAAGGTTTCCCGCAGCGTTTCTGGTGGAAGCCCGATGGCCGACGCAATGAAGCGCTGGACTGCCGGGTGTATGGCTATGCGGCGCTGCATGGCCTCTTGTCGATGGGGCTGAATCTGAACAGGCGGGTGGAGGCGCTGCCGCCTGTGCCCAGCACTCGCCAGAGCAAGAGCACACCTGTCTCGGCACCCATGACCGCCAGCCCGCGCCGTCGCCGTATGGCCATTTCTTCCAACTACCTCTGATACCGCCAGCCTCCCGCTGGCATGGAGTGCTGTCCATGACACTAGAACAACTCACCGCCCAACGCGAAGCCCTTCTATCGGCCCGCTTCAACGGCGTGCTCACAGTGAAGGCTGGCGACAAGTGGGTCACCTACAAGTCCGATGCTGAACTGCAGTCGGCCTTGTCTGACCTGGAACGCGAGATTGCCAAGACGGAAGGCCGCCCGCGTGCCAGGCGCATGCGCACCTATGCTGGAAAGGGGCTGTGATGGGGATGCTCAAGAACCTGCGCCAGAAACTTGGCCGTAAGGTCGGTGCCATGGTCGGTGGCTTTGAAGGTGGGCTGTCCGCCCGGCGCCTGAAGACCTTTCATGCCAGCCGCGCTCATGTCAATACCCTGATCCAGGCGGCTGGTGCCGACATGACCGCCCGGGCCCGGTACCTGATCCGCAACAATGGCTACGCCGCCAATGCGGTCGAGTCCTGGGCCGGTAATGCGGTGGGTACCGGCATCAAGCCGTCCTCGGGGATTGCTGATGCGCCATTGAAGGACAGTGTGCAGCGCCTGTGGCTGCGCTGGACTGATGAGTCGGACGCCGAAGGGCTGACGGATTTCTATGGCCAGCAACGCCGCGCTGCCCGCGAACTCTTTATCGTCGGTGAAGTGTTCTTTCGCATCCGGCCACGTCGTTCCGAGGATGGCCTGTCGGTGCCACTGCAGTTGCAGATGCTGCCCGCCGAGATGCTGCCTCTGAACCACAACCAGCAACTCTCGAACGGTCACCGCATTCGCCAGGGCATTGAGTTTGACCGTATCGGCCGGCGCGTCGCTTACCACTTCCTGCGCCGCCACCCGGGCGACATCACTGATCCCGGGCTGGTGGGCGAGACGGTACGGGTGCCGGCCGAATCGGTGCTGCACATCGTCGATCCGGTGGATGCCGGGCAACTGCGGGGTGTCTCAAGATTCTCACCGGCGCTGGTGAAGCTGTTTTTGCTGGATCAGTATGACGACGCTGAACTGGATCGCAAGAAGGTGGCGGCGATGTTTGTCGGCTTTGTACGCCGCCCGGAGCGTGACTTCGACAACACAGGCGAGACTGATGAGCGAGGGGAGCCGCTGTTGCCGCTTGAGCCGGGCCAGTTGCAGATTCTGGACGACGGCGAGGACATCACCTTTTCGACGCCCGCCGATGTCGGCGGCAATTACGAGAGCTTCCAGTACCGCACGCTGCTGCAGGTGGCTGCTGCGCTGGGCTTGCCCTACGCGAACCTGTCGGCCGATATGCTCAAGGCCAACTACTCCAACACCCGCGCGGCACTCCTGGAGTTCCGCCGTCGCAT